CCAACTGATGGTAGCGAATACAGATGGGACGAAGCCACACAATCGTGGAGTTTGATTGAATGACTAAGAGCAGAGATCTTGGAAACGTAGCTCAATCGATAGCTACCTCTTTGCCTACCTCATTAGGCACAGCGGGTCAGACGATTGTTGTGAATACAGGTGCGGATGGATTGACATTCGCCGATGCAGGGTCAAGCGTTACTGTTGTTTCAGACCTTACGGGTTTAGGAAACATTGCCAGCCCTGCTGCTGGGGATCTGGCGCTTGTAACGGATTTGAATAAGATCTTTGTTCGAAAGACGGCAGGTTGGTATTTGATTGCCACGGTTACGAACCAAGGACCACAATCTGTTTCTATAACTTTATCTGGGGGCGGTGGTGGAGATTCGTCTGCTTACACCCTTGCGACCGATGGAAGTACAACGAGCACCGCAACTGGTTCAGCATCTTCTAATGAAGCAGATCCTTTAGAGTGGTCTGCGTCAGCAGGTACAAGCACAGCTTTTGCATCTGCACTTACCGATGGCGGTGGTGCGGTAAACATTACAACGAGCACCGATACTAGCACTGTGTTAGCAACGATTTCTCAATCTTCTAATGTATTTACTATCACACCTAGCTCTTCGACTACTGCGCCCAATGGCGGTACATTTTCAGTAACCTTTCATGTGACTGATAACATCAATACTTCCGTTGATAATACAACGACTTTCACGCTAGATTTTCCACCCAACTATTCGGGATCACCTTCTTCAACAGTGGTAACATCAGGCAGTTGGTCTGATGGGGAGAAACTCGGTTTTGCAATCGCTCTGGATTCCGATGGTGACACTCTAATTCTCGGCTCCAGCTCTGCTAAAAACGGAAGTACTTCTGCCACTGGAGAAGCGTATATTTATACGAGAAGTGGTGATAATACTTGGTCCCAACAAAAAAATGTCACCGCTAGTGATGCCAATACAGCTTTTGACCAATTTGGAGGTGATGTAGCTATTTCTGGAGATGGCAATTACGCCGTAATCGGGATGGTAGGTGATGATACTACCCAATCCGATTCTGGGGCAATTTACATTTGGTATAAAGGGACAGGAAGCTGGTCAGGCGGGACACAACAAGCGAAGAAGCAAGCTAGTGTGATTGAAACTGGCGCAAGTTTTGGATTTTCCGTTGCTATAGATTCTGATGGAGACACTATCGTAGCTGGCGCTCCATACGAAGACGTTGGGTATACTAACGGTGGAAGGGGTGCTGCTTATGTTTTTACAAGATCTGGCACAACATGGTCCCAACAATCTCGGCTCACTATCAATGATTATGGTAGTTACGGCTGGCACCAGCTTGGTACTGGCTGCACTATATCGGGAGATGGAAATACTATTGCTCTTGCAGCAAGAGACGGGCAGGACGGGAGCGGTAATAATATTGGTGCCGTATATGTCTTTACTAGATCGGGAAGTACATGGACGCAGCAGAAAAAACTTCTCCCTAGTGGCACCCAGACAATGACTAAGTTTGGTTTTGACGGTGCGATTAAGATAAGCTCGGATGGCAACTACATTATAGTTGGAGCACAGTGGGCTAATGTAAGCGGTAACTCCTTTGAAGGTCAAGCGTGGATTTTTTATAAAGGGGCTACTTCTTGGGCTTCTACGGGAGCGCTGCAAGCTAGAATTGAGCAAAGTAGCGGCTATGCCCAAGATCAATTTGGAATTGATGTGGGCATTAGCGATGATGGCAGCATGGCTGTTGTAGGCGCACAGCAACATGATTACCCCAACGGCTCACAGCAAGGCGCTTGTTATGTTTTCACACGAGCGGGAACTAGCTGGTCTCAACAGGCCAAATTATATAACAACGCAAGTGACCTTTGCGGATCGTCGGTGGCGATTTCTGGTGACAACGCCTATGTCGCAGCGGGACTACCCAATTACAATACCAATAGAGGCGGCTTTAAGGTGTGGAAGGGTTAAAGTATGAGTAATAATTCCAATCTCTCAGCCCTCGCCGCCGCCCTAGACGATGGGACTAGCGGTCAGGTACTCCAAAGCACAAGCTCTGGTGCGAAGGTAATACCAATCAAGCGGCAAGGCTAATCGACGTAACACAATTTTTTAACAATGTAAAATAAAAGTATATTATGATAGGAGATATAATGACTGAAGAAGTAAAAAATACACCAACGATTATTATTAATGATAAAGAATATGAGGTTGATAGTTTAACCGAAGATCAAAAACACGCCATTGCTCAACTTAAAGACATTTCTAAAAAAATGGATAATCTAACCTTTCAAGCAGAGCAGCTTAAAGCAGCTCAGCAAGCTTTTAGCGCATCTTTAATAAGCTCTCTAGAGTCTCAAGATGAAGAAGAGAAAGTAGAAGAATAACTCTTTTCTATACTATTTTTGTAGCGGCTAAGGCCGCTATTTTTTTGTTTATAAATACTGATAATATTATAAATAGTAGTATAACTTTTAGGAATATTAAATGGCAGTCCCTACATCAAGAGCAACTCTAATTGAATATTGTCTTCGCCGGTTAGGTGAGCCTGTTATTGAAATTAACGTTGATCCAGATCAACTAGAAGACCGCCTAGATGAAGCTTTACAATACTTCAGAGAATATCATTCAGAAGCTACTTATAGAACTTTTTTAAAACATCAAGTTACTTCAAGTGATGTTACTAATGAATATATAAGTGTTTCTCCAGATATTATTCAAATACAGAGATTGTTTAGAATTCCTTCAGGTAGCGCTGGTAGAAACTTCTTTGATATAAAGTATCAAATGCATCTTAATGATATTGCTGATCTTCATAGCTTTATTGGTGATCTTGGATACTATGAGCAAATGCAGCAGTACTTGTCCTTGCTGGATATGAAACTGACTGGAACCCCTCAGGTAAACTATGTACGTAATCAAGATAGACTTTATATTCATGGAGACTTCTCTGATGGAGATATTAAAGAGAATGATTACCTAGTAGCAGAAGTTTATCAGATTGTAGATGGATCTTCTCATAATGCTATCTATAACGACATGTGGTTAAAAGAATATACTACAGCCTTAATTAAGCAACAATGGGGATCCAATCTCATTAAATTTGAAGGTATGGTTTTACCAGGCGGAGTTCAACTTAATGGTAGACAAATATTCGAAGATGCTACTCAAGAAATAGCTCAGTTAAGAGAAAGAATCAGATTAGAGCATGAAGTGCCTGTTGATTTCTTTATGGGGTAAATAATGGCAACTAATCATTACTTCAGCCAAAAAGTTAGATCTGAGCAAGACTTATATGAAGATATAATCATAGAGTCTTTGAAGATTTATGGTCAGGATGTTTATTACCTTCCTAGAGATATCGTTAATGAAGATAGAATATTAGGAGATGATGTCCCTAGCAGATTTAACTCTTCTTATAAAATAGAGATGTACATTGAGAATGTAGAAGGTTTTGAAGGAGAAGGCGATTTATTTACTAAGTTTGGAGTAGAGATTAGAGATCAAGCTACTTTTATTGTTTCTCGTAAACGATGGGCAAGCACAGTTGCTAGATATGATAATGAGTTAACAAGTATTAGACCTCTTGAAGGTGATTTAATTTATTTACCTTTATCTAATAAACTATTTCAAATAATGCATGTAGAACATGAACAACCTTTCTATCAACTAAGCAATCTGCCTACCTACAAGCTTAGAACCGAACTGTTTGAATATAATGATGAGGATCTAGATACCGGTATAGATGCTATAGATGCTATTGAGAGAGAATATGCTTATGAGTATTTACTAACTCTTGATAGTGCAAGTAATGGCTTTATTATTGGTAATACCGCTACGCAGACCTTCTCTACCGGGGTGACAATGCAGGGAGAGATCTCTAAGTGGTCTGATTCAGATAATATTCTAGGACTAATTCATGTTGGTGCAAGTGATGGGCTTTACCATACATTCACAACAAGTTTAAAAATTACCAGTGAAACATCAGTAGCTACAGTAACAGCTGTAACTGAAGATAATCAGATATCTAAAAACGAACAGAATCTTGACTTTGATACTTTAGGAGATGTATTCCTAGACTTTACAGAATCTAACCCATTTGGGGATCCTAGCTAATGATAAAGTTTAGTACATACATATCAGAAGGAGTTATGCTTAAACTCATACGTGGTAAAAACCAAGATGTGTTAAAGATGTGGAATAAAGGTGATTCTAAATGGGTAGAGTTGCGTGGAAAACCAGGATTCGAAAATAAATATGATCCAAAAGATCCTCTACATAAAGCAATTACTGCTCTAGGTAAATCTGCCAATATATCTGATTTTGTAAATGGTACTACTGTAAGTATTAATCCAAAGCACCCTGATTCTAAAAAAGCTCTAAGCACTGTAAAAAGGCTAATGAGATGAGTGATTTATTTGATTTTGGATTTACAGCTGTTGATGAAGATGAGCTGGATATTGTACAAAGCAAAGCTCAAGATCTTGAAGATGCTAAACTAGCATCTGCTACTACAGAAGAAAGACTAAATAACTTATATAATGCTATTATGCCTCTTCTTAATAATTTAAAGAAGAATCCAGAAAAAGATTATATTTTGTGGCCAAACCGATTGGCTAAAGTAGAAGAATTTGAAGATTATCTTCAAAAGATTTATAAAGGTTAGTCATGTTAGGTACTCATTTCTATCATGAAAGATTAAGAAAAAGTGTAGCAGTGTTTGGCGCATTGTTTAATAACTTGTATGTTATTAGAAAAAACTCTTCTAATCAAGTTATTTCTCAAGTTAAAGTTCCTCTTTCATATGCTCCTCGTCGTAAATTTTTAGATAGAATTAGAGAAAATCCAGATCTAGATGATACTAAGGTAGCTATGAAACTACCAAGGATGTCTTTTGAGATAACTACTATAGGATATGATCAGGGAAGGCAACTACCAAAAACAAATAATTTTCAGCAAGCTGGTACAAGCCCTGAATTAAGAAATAAGTTTTATTCTTATGTTCCTTATAATTTAGGATTTCAGTTAAACATATACGCTAAGAATCAAGATGATGCTTTACAAGTGGTTGAACAAATACTACCGTACTTTAACCCACAATATACACTGACATTAAAACCATTTGCTGATTATCCAGAAATTAAAGAAGATGTTCCAATAGCTCTTAATGCAGTAGACTTTTCTGATGACTATGAAGGAGCACTAGAGCAAAGAAGAACAATAGTTTACACTCTTAGTTTTGATATGAGAATAAACTTTTACGGTCCTATACTTTCGAAAAATGTTATTCGCAAATCTATAAATAACATTTACGATATGTCAGCAGGAGTAACTGGAGATAATTTTACTGGAAGAGTTACAGTAACTCCAGATCCTCTTACAGCAATTGGACTAGCAGATAGCGACTTTGGATTTACCGAGGTCTTCGAAGAAAAAGATAACAGATCTTATGTACTTAACGGTTATGTAGTAATCGATTATTTCAGCATCGAGGGATAAAATGGCAATTACATTAAGAAATACCAAGGGTTCAGCTCTTACTCATCAAGAGATGGATACTAACTTTAGTGAGCTTGATAGTAGAATTATTGATTCTGCTGGAGTTGCTGCTATTGCTCGATCCGTTGCACTTGATTCAGCAGAAGCTTTTCAGCTTTTATTAGATTCTTCTGAAATTATAAATTTAATTAATAGTGATTATATTAGATCATATGCCCTAGATTCTACAGCTACTATTAGTTTGTTGACCGGTGAGGGATATACTAAGCTTGATTCTGCAGATACAGTAGGTATAATTGATTCTCATGTAGATAACACCTTTTTATCCGGCATAGTAGATTCAGCTTACATAGCGTTGAGAAAACCGGATTACACTACTCACTATCAAGAAGATGTAAGAGGTGAAATTGATTCTGATTTTGTTAGAGATAGACAAATAACATACACATTTGCAGATTTTCAATCTGATACAGAACAATTAATCGATTCTGATTATGTACAAGCTAGACAGATAACCTATACTTTCTCTGATTTTCAATCTGATACAGAACAATTAATCGATTCAGCTTATGTGCAAGCAAGACAATCAGGAGCTGACTTAATAGATTCTGCTGTTGTGCTACAATTAGCTATTAGCGGAGTGTCGCAAGATTCATCTCCAAGATTGAGTAACAACCTTGATATGAATGGTTTTTCTACCGCTTATACTTTTAATATTACTGCAAATGATTCTAGTACAAGGTATCTAATAGTTGATGATCAGTTTAAGTTTTTTCCAGTCCAAGATTTTAATCCTACTTTATATTTACGTCGCGGTGATACATATATTTTTAACAACACCAGTGGCGCGCATCCTTTAGAGATACAAATAGTAGGAGGAGAAAGTGATGGAGGCCCCTACAATGTTGGAGTTGTTAATAATGGAGACAGTGCCTTATCAGGAACAGTGACATTCACACCAGCTATGTCTGCACCTGCTACATTAAGATATCAATGTCTAACTCATGATTCTATGGGTGGAACTATTAATATAGTATAGTGATATGACACAAGATAATGCAGATAATGATTTTGAATACTCCAGAAGAATTTATCATGATCTTTTAGCTAAAGGATCTGAAGCTCTAGATGATATGATGGAAGTAGCTCGTGCTACAGAACACCCCAGAGCTTTTGAGGTGTTATCTGGAATGATGAAGAATATAGGAGATATAAATGGCTCCTTGATGGATCTTCATAAAAAGAAAAAAGACTTCGATAAAGCAGAAGAGAAGAAAGAATTGCCTGGATCAACTACTAATAATGTGTTTATTGGTTCTACCAGTGATTTACAGCGTATGCTGTTACAACAAGATAATGAGGATAAGATAGTTGACATTAGCGATTACCAGAAGGATGACTGATTCATATAATGGTAACATTAATGTAAAAAGAGATGGTGTTACTCATAATTATACAAAAGAAGAGCTGAGAGAATATTCAAGATGTATGAAAGATCCAGCTTATTTTGCATCCAATTACTGTAAAATTATATCTCTTGATAAAGGATTAGTTCCATTTGAATTATATCCTTATCAAGAAAAAATGTTTAATCAATTCAACTCTAATAGATTTAATATTGTTTTAGCATGTAGACAATCAGGTAAGTCTATATCATCTGTAGCATATCTGCTATGGTTTGTTCTATTTAATCCAGAAAAAACAGTTGCAATACTTGCTAATAAAGGTGCGACTGCTGGTGAAATGTTACAGCGTATAACCTTAATGTTAGAAAATCTACCTTTCTTTTTACAGCCTGGGTGTAGAGCTCTTAATAAAAGATCTATAGAATTTTCTAATAACAGCAGAATTATTGCTGCAGCTACTTCTGGATCATCTATTCGTGG